ATGATATAACTGAGAACATAGATTCGCGAATACCCAGCGCAGGGATCGCGGTAGAGTTTGCCTGCCGAACACGGAGCGCTGCATCGCTCTCCACAGGGGCGCCGGGCGTTGCCGTTGCGGCATTGCTGACCGACTGCCAGCCTAGTTGTGGGTTGTAGATCGAATTGACGGCACCGATGATCGCCGTTAGGTTGCCCGCTTGCTGGGCAGTTGCTGTCACGTCGATGCTGCCACCTGAAGGAATCGTCACAGATGCCGGCAGGTTCCACAGATTGCCTGCCGTATCTTGCACAACCCCATTGACTATGGTTGCATCGGCGTGTCCAATCACCGTCACGGTTACCGTTGAATTGGTCGGGACATTGCGGCCGATACCTGTCAGCTTCACCAGCAACGACAGTCCTACGCCTTGTGCTTGAGAGAGGTTTTGCGCTTGGAACACGGCGACCGCACACTGTCCGCAGTCGTAGAAGCCCTGCGCGAGAACACCAAGCCATTGCCCATCCTGACTATCCGGGGTGATGTAAATATCCGAACCGTAGATGGACTGGAACCAAGCCACCAGGCTCAGGTAACAATCGTTGTACGATGGCGCCGAGACGCCCGTGGCGGTGACCGTAGGCGCGAGGGTAGCTAGTGGATAGGTTGCCATTTTATAGGTCCGTGGAAACAGTTGTCTGGCCGTAGATCGTGTCAATCACCGCAAACACAGATGCCGCTCGCGTTTTCGGATTGACGGTGCTGCTGTACTGCACAATGGCGGAGACGCCTGGGGTGTTAAGAATGACATCTTGGATTGCGCTGTCGTACGTCGCCACCCGGCCCATACCAAGGATCTTCGACTGGTAGGGGGTTCCGTACGTAATATCCAAGAACCACTCGCCGACAGCGATGCCCAAGCGTGTCTGCACAGCCTGGGCTACTGCAGCCGGGCTGTTGACCAGGAAATTTGTTCCGTTAGCGCCAAACGTGTAGTCGCCGGTAGGGCTGAGGGTGCGGTATCTCATACGGGAGGTCCGGTATGGCCGCCGGTAAGCGTGCCGCCTGTGTGGATATGGGCTGTGTAAGGCTCGCTGTCAACCTCGAGAACAGGTGTGGTAAGAATCGTACCTACCGACACCGCAGCTTCGGCGACCAACCCACCAGTGACCACAAGTGAGCCATTGATCGTTGTGTTGCCGTTCAGGTTGATGCCCTCTCCGGTCACATTCACCGATAAAGCCGCAACGACGTTGACCTTACCCAGCACAGGGTCAACTTCGAGTAAATTGTTACCATCCGCAGACCTGATCTGCAAAGTGGTGGCACTGATGCTACCCACTACTTTGCTGTTTGACCGGAACCCGGCAAAGGCGAACCCGTCGCTTAGGTCATGCATGCGGAACAATGCTTGCGGTTGCACCTGCCCGTTCTGCCACCATCCGTCAATGCAGCGTGAAGAAAAGACAACCAAAGCCTCATCTCCCGCCGCGACGGGAAATGTGATCGACATGCTTCCGCCATGCGGAAAGAATAAGGGGCAGTCCAGCAATGGGGAGATGCTCTGCCAATTGGAAACACCAGTCTCTATGTCCAGAACACTGATTTGAACGGCAACTTGTACAACGCAAGTTTGCTGCACGAGATCAACCGATTGGATGATTCCCGGCATTGCCGTCCACATGTCCGCTTGCCACCCTTGCAAGGCAGCAATGAGCGTCTGGCGTAAGTCTGGTACTCGTTCTTTACGGTCCATTTGTCGGTGCAACCGAGTTAAGACGATTAGACGGGTTAGGGGTGACAGAGAGTAGGGTCAGGTGTGAATACCACTCTTGACCCCGTGAGTCTCCAACATGGTTGACTGCGAACGTGCGATACAGGCCGTCGGTATCTATTGGGGCGATTTGCTGCACACCAGCCCAGCGATTGTAGGGGGTGCTAGTTGGACTGTTTTGGATCAGCTGGTTGACATCTTTGTTGTTCAACTCAATCTGGCACCCGATGCGATACCGCGAATTGAGTAAGGATGTGCAAGTAATACCGCCATCAGTCTGCTCAGGCATTCCGATAAGACCGGTTCCTATGTTCACCTGTACCCGTTCGCCGTCGCGATACCCGGTATCATCAATCATGACTACCTGGCCATTCTCGATAGACCAGGATGCATCCAAATGACTTGCAAGGTTACGCAGACGTGCTCGCGCCATGCCAAACTGAACCTGACCGCGAATGCTTGGAACATACTGCGCGGTTGTGGTCAGTGAACCAAAATCACTTCCTGCACTACCGATCACGGTGCCAAGTTGCTGAATGACTTGCTGAGGGGTTTGCCCTTTGGCAATCGACGTGTTGACGACTGCGTTATTGTATCCAATGTCACCATCTGCCGCGTAGATATCCAGGAACGTGTCAGTAGCGTTCTCGCGACCAATTTTGAATTGTTTGATAGATCCTTGAAACACAAGACCAAAGTTACCTTGCTGGTATCCGGCGCTGAGCTGTACTTGCTTGAACTGATCGCGAATGTTCTTGATCGTATCGGGTGCGAGATTATAGACACGGATCACCGCCGTGTTCGGCGATTCCATGTCTGCGCAGTTGACTTCAAAGCGAATGCGAAACTCAGACAAATCTCGAGCTTGCCCGCTGTTAAAGACTTGCAAGCCGATCTTGCGAATCCATTGTGATTGCACGTCGCTCATTAGCCGCTTTCGCCACGCGGAGGTGGATCGAATCCTATTTTGCCGCCGGGCAAGTCGCTAGATGTCGAACCGCCGAAATAGATATTCTGTGCCGCTGTTGGTACCACGGTTGTGACGGTTGTGACGACGAAGTAGACGTGACTGGTCGTTCCCAGGTTCGTGTACGTCGGAATAGCGGTGATGTCGTGATCAGTTTGGACGACAAGCTGGCCGCCGAATTCAAGATACGCGAACGGTTCCAGCAAGTCCATACCCGTGACCAATGGGATGGAACTGATGATCGGGACTTGATTGCTATCGGCAATACTGATGTTCCAACAGTTGCCTGCAGTGCTCCACCACAGCGTGACCGAATAAGTGACCCCTGCGAGCGCAATCTGAAACGTTTGCGGGTTCGGTTCCAGTGGAATCTCGTAGCTGGTAACGGTCGTCGTCATTGCAGTACCCCCGCACCCTGTGCCGCTGGGGTAAGGGCTTTCGTTCCATTGATTTGCAAACTCGCGGTGTCCTGCGGGTTTGCTTGCACGTTTGCCGGCAATGCTGTCACCTGCGTATTGACGAGAAACACCTGCTGGCATTCCACCGTGATAGACAGCGAGTTTGCAGACTTATAATTCGTGCTGGTCCGCAGAGACTTGCAGATCATGTTCTTGTAAAGCCGCTTCGCGGTAATGACCGAAAAGAGTGCACGAGTCTGTTGAAGCTTGAGGAGTTTGCTATAGGCGTCGTTCACCGAGTCAACCGCCGTCCCTTGCTGGTTCGACGTGTACGACAACGCAGCTTGGGCCTCGAGCACAGCACCGACGACAGCGTTGGCGGCAGGACTGAATGCCGTGGCTACACCAGTCGCAGCGCTCGCAAGCGTTTGCGCAGTGTTCGGGCTGTTTGACCACATGAGGGTCATTACGAGGTGCGCCGGGCGGATAAACGCGTGGTCTGTGATTGGGGCGCCCGTTTCGACAGGATGCACCGTCACTTCCATTTCATCCTGGTGTTGTTCCTCGATTACCGCCTGAGCGATGATATCGTTTTGCCCAAACCCGTCGAAGCCGACGATGTCATATATACGTCGAGGCAACGTCGCGATGGCGACGCTCTGGATTCCCAGCTGGGCCCCTGCACTGACGAAGCTTCCGGCACTCATCGCGCTGCTCCTTGGCTGTCCCGCAAAGCGTCTTGGTACGTGCGATTCTGCGCGCCTGCTACCTTGCCTGCAATTTCGTTTGCGTTACTGCCGGTGATATGAAAGACATTAGATACACTGACACCCGTACCCAGGCGCAACCCCTGTACCCCGCCGAGCGCACCACTAGACAATCCTTCATATTGTGCAATGTACTTTGATAGTTGGGCAACCGTCTCGGGGTTCTTCATGTCCAACTTGTCACCGACGCCAACTCCCATCTGTTTGGCAACATATGCCGAATACGCGGACGTATTGTTCTCGTTT